TCCATCAGCATCGCGTACAAAGTGCCGGAAGGAATGCCGTTCGGCGTTTCCTGAATCGCTTCAATCGTCGCACGGATGATCGACAGCAGCGCGGACACAGCTTCGGACTTGCTCATCTGGGTATCCTCTTGGCGGGGAGGAGAGGGGAGGGATGCGACCCCCGCACCACCCTCTCCCCCGCTTCCCCACAACTACGGCATCCCCGTCAACCACTGTTTCCCCCTTGTTTCCCCACTGTGCACGGCCACCAGAGCCACCAGTGGCACCAGTGAAACGCTGGGCACCACGGCCACCAGTGGCCGCAGGGACACGCTGGACGCCGGGGGACTGGAGGACGGTTGACACACCACGGCCACCGGGGGAGAGTGAACCGGACCCCCGGGGGGCGAGGGGGAGGGTTCGGCGAAATCTACCCCCACCGCCCTCTTTCCCAGCATTTTCAGGGCTAATCGTCGCACTGTGGAGACTTGTCGTACCCGGGTGGCAGGCGAATCCGGCGACCACGGCACCGTGGATGCCCGCTTTTCAGGTGTAGCCTGATACTAGGGGGAATGGCTTGTAAGACTTGTAGACTGGCGAATCTCTGGGCGCACCGGACCCCTCCCCCCGCTGTTCAGGAATCCTCGGTGTATCCGGGCTTCCTCAGCCGCACGCTCACCGGTCGTCCTTGGTCGGGACGAAGGTGGTCCTCGCTGTCCTTCAGGCAGGGCCGGTTGGACGGCTCCCCGTTTCCTGAAGGATGGTACCACTGTGACTTGCCGCTGGGCGAGTACCGCTCCCAGGGTGCTGCGCGACTTGGCGTTCCGATCAGGTGACACGCCGTTCCGTCGGCAAGGGAATGTGGGCAACCGGGCCCGCTGTGTCGTCGCTGGAATTATTGCAGCGTGTGCTGGCAATGCAACAGCTGACAGGGTAAGATTCGGGAAAGTTTTTCACTGGGGGCATGGATGTCTGAGCCGGGCAAGGTTCCGAAGGGCTTTGAGGCGACGCAATTTTATGCGGCGGTGAGCCCGGAGCAGACGGAGGCGAATCTGAAGAAGGGCCGGGGGACGAAGGATCAGGTCCAGCCGTCGCGGATGCTGACGGATATGCGGCATGTGATGCGGACGGAGGGGAGCCTGCCGGAGAAGCCGGACAGCCCGGAGCAGATGGCGCTGCGGATTCTGAAGCAGGAGAACCTGAAGGAGTTCGTGGGCCAGTTGCGGCAGATGGAGCAGGCTCATTCGGCTCAGAAGCACGCGATGCGGAAGGCGAGACTGGAGGCTCGGGCGCAGGGTGCGGAGGTGGCGGACGGCCCGGTGGAGGACGAGCGGAGCGTGGTGGTGATGGACCGGTTGAAGGGGATGATCGAGAGGGCGACGCGGAATGGATAAGCGACTTGAGGTGGTGAAGGCGGAGTGTCGCCGGATCGAGGCCAGAGAGGTGGTGAGCGATCTGGTGAAGGGCTGGGCTGATCCCCGATCGGTGGTGTTCAGCTATCTGAGGATGCCGGGCCAGCCGCATGTCGTTGTGGTGTATGCGTCGTTTAAGATACTCGATCAATCGAACCATCCTCAGGATCAGCCGTATGCTTATTTCAATTTCGGAATACATGACGATGAGAGTTTGGAAATCATCCCGCTGAGGATTCAGTTGTCGGCGGAAGGTGCGTGGAAGGAGCTTCAAAGGCAAATGGCGGCGAAGGGTGGTGCGGGATGAGCGACGACGGCACGGAAGCCCTGATGGCGGACTGCAAGGAGCCGTGGCTGGGCCATTGGAACCGCCTGATCCCGCAGGGCGGGGTGGCGAACTGGAAGTACCGGCGGGAGATTGTCCGCCGGGGCGTGGAGTCGGCGACGGCAAGGCGGGATCTGCGGCGGGCGTGCCGGGACGACATTCTGTTCTACATCAACACGTTTAGCTGGACTGTTGATCCCCGTGGCGATGACAAGGTGATCCCGTTCAACCTGTGGCCGGTGCAGGAGCGGGCGATCGTCAAGTTGCTGTGGTGCATCAAGAATGGCCGCGATTGCGTGATCGAGAAGTCGCGGGACATGGGGGCGTCGTGGATTTGCCTGTCGGTGTTCGAGTGGCTGTGGCGGTATCGGCCGGGGTTTGATCTGCTGTTCATGTCGCGGAACGAGGAACTGGTCTACAAGCCGGGGAACAAGAAGGCGCTGTTCTCGAAGCTGGAGATTCTGCACGACAACCAGCCCGCGTGGCTGATGCCGAAGATGAAGAAGCGGAAGCGGTCGTGGCAGTGCCTGGAGACGGGGGGCTCGCTGGACGGGGAGACGACGACGGATGCGAGTTCGGTGGGCGACCGGCGGAGTGCGATCCTGCTGGACGAGTTCAGCCGGATGCCGAACGCGAAGGAGATTTTGCAGGGGTCTGCGGACGTGACGAAGTGCCGGATTTTCAACTTCACCCCGTTCGGAACGGACAACACGGCGTATGAGTTGACGCAGAAGGCGGGGGTGGAGAAGGTGCGGATGCACTGGCAGGAGCACCCGGAGAAGTCGAAGGGGCTCTACCGGTGGAGCACGACGGAGAAGCAGCCGGAGATTCTGGACACGACGTACCTCTTCCCGCCCGATTACCAGTTCGTGCAGGACGACAAGCTCCGCAGCGTTGTCTACGACTATGAGGAGTCCCGCCGGACGCCGGAGGAGATGGCGCGGGAGTGGGACATCAACTATCAGGGGTCGAAGACCGGGTTCTATGTGGAGTCTCACATCAAGAACCTGATCGAACGGTTTGCCCGCCCGCCAGTCTGGGAGGGCGATGTCGATTGCGACCCGGAGAGCGGGGAGCCGCGCGGGTTCCTCAAAACGGAAGAGGCCCCGCTGAAACTGTGGGTGAACTTCGGGCTCGACGGGATGCCGCCTCGTGCGAAGATGTATACGATCGGGGCCGATATTTCGACCGGTTCGGGGGCGAGCAATTCGGTCCTGTCGGTCTGGGACTGCGGGACGGCGGAGAAGGTGGCGGAGTTCTGTTCGCCCTACGTCAAGCCGGAGCGGCTGGCCGTGATCTGCGTGGCGCTGGGGCGGGTGTTCCAAAGCCGGGCCGGGGAGTGGGCTCATCTCTGCTGGGAGCATAATGGTCCGGGCAGCGTGTTCGGGAAGACGCTGCTGGACATGGGCTATCCGAACCTGTGGAAGAGGACGAACGAGTTTGCGAAGAACGGGCAGACGACGAATCTGTACGGCTGGTATCCGACCTCGGAGGCGATCGAACTGGCCCACTCGGAGTACCGGGCGGCCTTGCAGACCCATGTTGTGCTGAACCCGAGCGAAGAGGCGCTGAGGGAGTGTCTGGAGTTCTTCCGCGACGAGATGACGGGCGACATCGCCCACACGAACACGAAGCATAGCCGCACCGGGGCGGGCGGGGTGAAGAAGAACCACGGCGACCGGGTTGTGGCGGACATGCTGGGCGTGAAGGTGGTTCTGAAGTACGGGCTGTACGGCGAGCGGGCCAAGCAGATCGAGGCGGAAATCCCGGTGAACTCGGCGGCGTGGCGGTTCAATCTCGCGGCGCAGCAGCGGTTGACAGAATCGACAAATCTTCTGGGTGGATTCTGACCCCGGTGTGTTTGGTGTTGCCGGAAAACGAACTTAGCATTCGGGGAAATGGCAAAGACAGCGACTAAGGATGGTCAGTCGTTCGAGCAGCGATTGTGCGATCGCGTCCGCGCCGACCGCAAGAACCTTGAGAACCCCCGCCGCATCCGCCGGGAGATTGTGGCCCAGACCGCCGGGCCGCTGTGGGGCAATGGGACCGTCGCGGAGCCGAAGCCCCTCAATCTTGCAAGCACTTACCAGAAAATCATGTCGTCCCTGCTGGTGCCGGGGAACCCTCGCGTCAGCATGAGGACGTTCGACACGTCGATCCGCGATCTCGTGGCGGCCTGCGAGAAGGCGGTCAACAAGGAAATCGAGAACCAGAACCTTCAGGAAGTCTTTCAGGACGCGGTGATCGACGCTTTTGCGGGGTTCGCCATCATCAAGGTCTGTCTGTCAACCCCCGGCGATGCCCGCAAGTACAACTGGAACGAGGATGCCGGGACGGCGTACATCCACCGGGTCGATCTGGACGACTTCGCCTACGACACCTACGCGAAATCCTTCCGCGACGCGAGTTACATGGGCCACCGCTATCGCGTCAGCGCGGAGTGGGTGCGGAAGTCGAAGCTGTTTCACAAGGACCGCAAGGGCATTCAGCCCGACGAACCAAGGGATTACAACGAAACGGGCGAGGAAAAGGTTGAAGTGATGGGCCGGGGGCAGGACTCCGAGGCCGAGGAGATCGAGGATCACGTCACGCTCTGGGAGTTCTGGGTTCCCAGCCAGGGGAAGATTTACACGTTCCGCGACTCGGACGGCGAAGGCCCGATGCCCGAGCAGGACGGGAAGCCGCTGCGGGTGCAGTCGTGGATCGGACCGAAGGAAGGGCCGTACCACATTCTCGGCTACTCCCGCGTCGTGGGGAACGCGCTGCCGAAGGGTCCGCTTCAGGACTTGATTCCGCTGGATGTCGAGGTCAACCGCAATCTGCGGAAGGCGCTGCGGCAGGCCGACCGGATGAAGTCGCTGACGCTGGTGAACCGGAACGCGGCGGACACGGACGGCGAGCGGCTGAAGAACTCCAGCGACGGCGACATCATTCCCGTCGATGATCCGAACAACTTCCAGCAGATCATCACCGGCGGGGCGGATCAGAGCGTCGTCGGGATCACGATGCAACTGAAAGAGTTGTTTTCGTGGGCGGCTGGCGGGCTCGACGCGCTGGCCGGGCTGGGTCCGCAGGCGAAGACGGCGACGCAGGAAAAACTGCTGCACGAAAGCGCCAACCGTCAGGTCACGGACATGCAGGCGGTGACGGGCCGGTTCATCGCCGGCGTGCTGAGGGCGTGGTGCTGGTACTGGTGGATGGACCCGGTGAAGACGATCAAGACGACCTACGAGGTCGAGCCGGGCAGCGAGTTCAGCGTCCCCGTCGATGTCACGCCCGAGCAGCGGATGCAGGGGAACTTCAACGAGTTCGACATCCAGATGGACCCGTTCTCGCTCAGCTTCACGAGTCCGGCGGCGATGGACCAGGAACTCGACCAGCTTGTGATGCAGATTATCCTGCCGCTGATGCCGCTTCTCCAGCAGCAGGGCATCGTCTTCGACGCCAACGAATACCTCAGTTTGAAGGCAAAATACCGCAACAACCCGGACTTCACCCGGATCATCTCCATCCAGAACATGCCGATGCAGGAGGCCGAAGGCGAGTCGCATGAGGCGAAGCCCGGCTCACCGGTGACGAGCCGCGAGTACGTCCGCAAGAGCGAATCGGAGGCCACGCCCCAGGGGCAGGCCCAGAACATGATCGCCCAACTGATGACCGGCAACAGTCAGGGCGGCAATCCGATGGGCGATGGAGGGATGTCTGCGTGATCGCCAAACGTGTTGATACGCGAAGGTATCGAAAGGCCCCGGACGGGGTGCGGATGATTAAAGTCCGCTGCCTTTCGATCATGCAGGAGCATGAGCACACGTTTATGAGGCTGGAGCACGACCGGGCGAACCGGAAGTGCGCCCAGTGCCGCGAACTGGAAGCGGCCAGAGCCATGCCAGCGATCCACTACTGCAAGATCAACCGGGAGCGATGATGGCCTGTGACCACTGCAAGAAGCCGTTCGGGGAAGCCTGCGAGACGGAGTGCCTGACGATCGCCAACATGCAGCTTCGGGCGAACCGGAACCGCTATCGCGGCACACACACGCCGGGCAACTGGCCGATGCTGTCGCACGCGGCGGGCTGTATGCCGCACGAAGTCGAGGCGGCCCGTCGGCAGGCGAAGAAGTTCGGCGTGCCCACGGATTTCACGCCGCGCGGGGAGGCGGTTTTCACGAGCGCCGCGCACCGCCGGAAGTACCTGCGGCTGCGGGGCTGGGTGGACAAGGCCGGTTACAACTGAGGCGAACATGGCGAACGAAATCGCAATCGACGCGACGATCCGCTACGAGGACAGCGAGGGCACGGAGCTTTCGCTTCAGAACGTCGATTCCATCACCCTGACGACCAAGCTGGTCCATCGGACCAAGCAGAACGTGGGCACCAGCGAGGAAGCCCTGAAGCTCGGCGACGTGTCCAGCCTCGGCTGGCTGATGCTGAAAAATCTCGACGAGACGAACTACATCGAGGTCAAGACCGGAACGGGCGGCACCGTGATCGGAAAAATGCTGGCGGGCGAGTCGTTCGGCCCGATCCGCGTGGGCAGCGGAGTCACCGCACCCTACGTTGTGGCGAACACCGCCGCGTGCCAGATGGAAATTTTTCTGTCCTCCAGCTGATTTGTGTTTGGTGGTCCCCGGATGGCAGCGTACCGTCCGAGATAGAGGGACCGCGAATGCCGCGCAAGAAGCCGCAAGCCGAACAGAAAAACGCGCCGGAAGCCCCGGCTGCACCGACCGTCGCTTCGCCAGAACCGACGACTTCGCCCGCCGCCGTGGGGACGGATGCCCCGGCGACGCGGCGAACCAAGGCCGAAAAAGCCCCGGCAACCGAACCGACTCAGCCCCGGTACAACAAGGTCCGCTCGCGGGCCACGGCCCCGAAGGGCGATGCAAAGCCGACGGAAGAACAGGTTCAGGAATACGACC